GCGGTGATATAAGCAGATAAAGGTAATAATACAGGCTCATAAAGCTATCTAGAAGGCTCATTATAAGCCGTTCTATGACATGGTAAGGGGATAGCCTACCTTATGTTATTTAATCGCTTACAAGAGCTTAAAACAAGCCGTTTAAACATTGTGCCTAATATTTAAGCAGATGTTAAGAACTGCGAATAGTTATCCACAACCAATCAAACATAACAATATGAATAAATTCAATGATATCAATAACTTACAGGTTCTAGAGCCAGACTTATCCACAGGTGAGGAAGTCTCAAAGCCAGTGATAGCAAGGGATTCGGAGCAATTGCCTAAAAAAAAGGCAGGGAGACCCCGACACCAAGTTTTAGCGACCACCCGAAATGAGGTCTATGAATTATCTAAAGTAGGAACTAGGTATGAAGATATCGCGACAGTGTTAGGATTCTCTGAAGATACATTGACAAAGTATTATCGGGAAGAACTAGACAAGGGTAGGATAGAAAGCAATGCAATCATTGCTGGAACATTGTTTGAGAAAGCTAAACAAGGTGATACTGCCTCTATGATGTTCTGGTTAAAGACAAGAGCACAGTGGTCTGAAAAAAATACCACAGAATTAACTGGAGAAGGGGGTGCACCCATTAATATCAAAGTAGTAACAGGAATAGAATAATAAACCCCAGTACCCAAAATTATTTTTTTTTAAAAACACACTATATATCTTATCTATTCTTATCTTATCTGTTATAGACACCCTCTAGACTACCTCTAGAGCACCTCTAGACAGTCTCTATAATAACTAAATTAGGAAGTATTATGAATAACGAAATTGACTTAAACAAACTTATGCAAATTATTGCTGCCAACAACCCAATGACTGGGGCAGCAATAGGTGCTTTTGGCAATGTAGCTAACAAAGAGTTAGATATGTTAAGGGAAATAGAATTGTTAAAAAGAAAAGGAGCTATGGGAAGTGATTTTCAGCCTGAAGTAATTAATAAAAAAAGGATGCTTAATTCTGATATAAATAATTTTATTAATTTAAGAAATCAATCATACCCTAATTTACGACAAGAAGAACCAATAAGTATGCCTATAGACATAGATGGTGCTTCTGCTGGAACTCCTATGAGCCAAGAAGAATTAAACTTATTATTACAACAATTACAAAGGATGAGATAAATATGTGGTCATGGCACTGGTTTGCAGGATGTCACTTTGGTTTTGAATGGTATCAAGATATGAAGATGGATGATTCTAAAAACAAAAAATATTTTAACTTTTTTATTATTGATGTAGGATGTTTACGCATACAGAAATGTGAACAAGTGGAGAATGTGTGATGAAAATGAAAGTAATGAAGTACGGAAAAAAGAAAAAAGTAATGAGGAAAGGCAAGAAGAAATGCGTAGATGGTTTGAATCTATAGGAGACTGTGTATGAGCTTATATGCGAATATAAATAAGAAAAAGAAAGCAGGAACAAGCAGAAGTAAAAAGAAATCTACTATTTCAGCTAAAGCATACAAAGAAATGCAAAAAGGTTTTCCTAATTCTAAAAAAAATAAAGCAAAAAGAAAGGCTAAAAAAAAGGCTAAAGCTAAAGCATAATGGCAGCAAAGAAAAAAGTAAATCTATCTGTAGGTAGAGGTGAAAAGCGTTCTGTTAAACAGGGTGCAGGACTAACGGCAAAAGGTAGAGCTAAATATAATCGTGCTACTGGCAGCAAGTTAAAAGCACCAGTTACAGGCAAGGTTAAAGCAGGTAGTAAGGCAGCAAAGAGAAGAAAGTCCTTCTGTGCCAGAAGTAAGAGCTGGACAGGTGAGCGTGGAAAAGCAGCACGGGCTAGATGGAAGTGTTAAGTAGGGCAGCAAGAAATAAATTAATCAGTAAAATCTGGAGGGCTAATAATCCCGACAAGATACGCAACAAAAATTACAAAGATAGATACGGCATTACATTAGATGATTACAATGCTATGCTAAAAAAACAAAAACATAAATGTTATTTATGTGGTAGTCACAATGATGACACCAAGTTATATGTAGACCACTGTCATACAACAAAAACAGTAAGAAAGTTATTATGTCAGTATTGTAATAGTGGTTTAGGTCAATTTAGAGACAATGTAAAGATAATGAAAAAGGCAATAGAGTATTTAAAACAATTTAAATAGGGTAACGACCTCGTAAGAGAGTTACAATAAGATGGCTAAACAAATAACAACAGGCTATATACCAAGAGCACCACAAAAAGAAATACACAAGATGGTTAAAAACAATCGTTTTAGTGTCGTGGTTGCTCATAGGCGGATGGGTAAGACAGTTTGTGCTATTAACCAACTGATACATAGTGCTTTGAACTGTGATAAACCTAATCCTAGATTTGCTTATGTAGCACCAACATACAATCAAGCAAAAAGAATTGCATGGGACTACCTGCTAGAATATACAAGACCATTAGAAGCTAAAGCCAACATTGCTGAACTGCGTGTAGACTTTATGGGTAGAAGGATAAACTTGTATGGAGCAGATAATCCTGACAGTCTGCGTGGAATCTACCTAGATGGGTGCGTTCTTGATGAAATTGGGAACATCAATCCTACACTATTCACAGAGATTGTCAGACCTGCACTAGCAGACCGACTCGGCTACTGCGTAGCAATGGGTACACCGAAAGGACAGAATCACTTTAAAGACTTGAGAGATAGAGGGTCAAGAAGTGAGGGTTGGGAACTATTAGAATTTAAATCATCTGAAACAAAGATTGTAGATAAAGACGAATTACTCGCTGCTAAAGCAGAAATGGGTGATGACAAGTATATGCAGGAGTTTGAGTGTAGTTTTAATGCTCCAGTAGAAGGTGCTTACTATTCATCTATTATTAATGACCTAGAAGAACAAAACAAAATCATAGATATTTCTAAAGACGAACTAGCAAGGACATATACTGGCTGGGATTTAGGTATGTCAGACTCTACTAGCATATGGGTAGCACAAGTAGTCAACAAAGAAATAAGACTCATAGATTTTGTAGAAAATCATGGTGTTGGTCTTGATTACTATGTAAATTGGCTGCGAGAACATGACTATATGTACGCAACACACATACTGCCGCATGATGTCGCTGTAAGAGAGCTAGGCACAGGTAAGTCAAGAAAAGAGATGTTAGAAGAAGCAGGTTTAAACATCACAGTTGCAACCAAGTTATCAGTTATGGATGGTATTGCAGCAGCAAGACAAATATTACCACGCTGCTGGTTTGATAAAGATAAAACAAAACAAGGATTAGATGCACTACGAAACTATCGTAGAGTATTTGATGAAAAAAGAAATGTATTTCATGACAGACCTTTTCATGACTGGGCATCACACGCATCAGATGCGTTTAGATACCTAGCAGTCGGTATGGATGAGTCTCCTATGGAAGCATGGACAAAACCACTAGAGATAAACACTTCATGGATAGTATAAATGGCATACGATAAAGAAAATATGAATAGCAAGGAAGATAATGTAGAACTTGCTAACCTAATAGATTCGCATATTAACGACTCATTAGGTTTTATAGAGACTGAAACATCTCAAGACAGACAAACAGCATTGGAATATTACTTGCGTGAACCTTACGGCAATGAAGTAGAAGGTCGCTCACAAATAGTGACTGGTGAAGTTGCTGAAGTAGTAGATGGTGCATTACCACAAATTATGAAAGTCTTTACTAGCAGTAATAAAGCTGTAGAGTTTGAGCCAGTTAATCAAGGTGATGGTGCTTTAGCAGAACAAATGACTGCCTATGCTAATCATATATTCTACAAAGACAACAATGGCTTTGAAATCATGCACGATTGGTTTAAAGATGCACTGTTGCAAAAAGTAGGTGTTGTAAAAGCCTATTGGAATGATAAGAAAAACACAACAACAGAAAAGTATCAAAATCTGACTGAAGATGAATTAACTATGATTATGCAAGACGAGGAAGTAGAAATCGTTGAGCAAGAAGAAGTAGAAGAAGTTATAGAGCAAAACCCACAACCAGCAGTAGACCCAATGACAGGTCAGCCTATGATGAACGAAGTAGGTGAGCCAGTTATGATGGAAGTACCACCTATTGTAAATATTTACTACAATATAAAATGTAAACGCACAAAAGATTACTCTAAAATAAAAATAGAAAATGTAGCTCCAGAAGAATTTTTAATTGATAAAAGAGCAACAACAATAGAAGATTCTGATTTTGTAGCACAAAGAAGTTTAGTAACTCGTTCAGATTTAATAGCAATGGGGTATGACCCAAAAGTTGTTGAAACATTACCTATGGGTGATACATTAGATTTTACACCAGAGAGGGTAGCGAGATATGGTGCAGGTGAGCAACCTTTTAATACTAATGACTCTAATGATGAATCAATGGAATTGGTTGAATATTACGAGTGTTATGTAAAAACAGATTTAGATAAAGATGGTATAGCAGAGCTTCACAGAGTTTGCTATGCAGGTAATGAGGTATTAATGAGTGAGGAATGTGATTATGTTCCTTTTCACAGTGTTTGTCCTATTCCAATCCCACATAAATTTTTTGGACAATCTTTAGCAGACAGAGCAATAGACCTACAATTAATTAAGTCTACAGTTACTAGACAAATGCTAGATAACTTATACTTAACTAACAACTATCGTGTAGGAGCAGTAGAGGGACAGGTTAATCTTGATGACTTACTAACATCTACAGCAGGTGGTGTTATTCGTATTAAGAACCCTAATGCGTTAGTACCTATGACAGTACAAAGTAGTGCAGCACAATCATTTCCTATGTTGGAATACCTAGATGGTATTCAAGCAAAACGAAGCGGTGTGTCAGATGCACAACAAGGTCTTGACCCTAATCTTTTACAAAATGTTACAGCTACAGCAGTTAGTGCTATGACATCTGCATCACAAGGTAAGTTAGAGTTAATAGCTCGTGTATTTGCAGACACAGGTGTAAGTACATTGTTTAGAGGTATTTTGGCATTAGTCTGTAAGTATCAAGACAAAGAAAGAATAATTAAAATTAACAACTCTTTTGTTCCTATGAATCCTAGAGAATGGGACACAGAATATAACATTACTGTAAATGTTGGATTAGGTACAGGTGGTAAACAAGAACAACTAGCAACTATGCAAATGATTCTTGCTAAACAAGAAGAAGTAATTAAAGGATATGGTTTAAACAACCCGTTAGTTAATATTAAACAATACAGAGATACACTAGCAAGGTTTGTTAATATGGCTGGGTTCAAAGATGATAGTCAGTTCTTAATGGAAATATCAGAAGAACAAGCAATGCAAATGGCTCAAGCTGCTGCCCAAGCTCCTAAACAAGAAGATAGTAATACTAAAGCTGCAATGATTTTAGCAGAAGTAGAAAGAGAAAAAGCACAGATGAAGATGCAAGAGCAAATGGCTAAACTAGAATTAGAGAAACAGCAAACAGAACTTAAAATGCAGAAAGAAATGTTAGAACTTCAGCAAGAAAAAATGGAGTTTGAAAAAGAGATGGCATTGCGTGAGTTAGAATTAGCACAAAAGTCAGCTAACGACAAACAGAAAACAGATATAAGCAAAACTTCAGAAATTATAAATTCTTTAGAAAAAATACAAAATATAACAACACCTAAACTATGAACAAATCAGAAGCATTTAGAAACCTTCTACAAAGCCAAGAATTACTAGACGAAGTAGAAGCAATGAAAAAAGAATTAACAGACCTAATTATTAACTCTGATGATGATGAATCAAGTGTAAGAGAAGCAGCTTATGTCAGAATCAGAACTATTAACGAACTCATGGCTCGTTTTGAATCTATCGCAAAAGATGATGAGATTAAAGACAAGGCATGGAAAATAATATAGGCATTTAGCCTGTATGGGATAGCCACACCGAGATGGCATAAGGAAATAAAATGAGTGATGACACCATGACTTCCGATACAACGGAAAGTGGAAATCTAACAGTAACAGATGCAGCTTCAGCTATTGAAGGTATGTTATCTGCACCAGAGGACTCCACACAGGAACAACCAGAAGTTGTAGAAGAACAAACCGAAGAAGTAGAAGAAGTAGAGGAAACTGAAGAAGAAACTGAACCAGAGGTGGAAGAAGAAGTAGAAGCCGAAGCCGAAGAAGAAGTTGAAGCTGAAGAAGAATCCGAAGTTGAAGAACCTGAAGTAGTTGAGGAAGAACAAACTTTCACCATTAAAGCAGCAGGTGAAGAAAAAGAAGTTACCCTTGATGAGCTAAAGAAATCTTATCAACTCGGCTCTGATTATACTAAAAAGACTCAAGAAGTAGCCGAACAGCGTAAAGTCATTGAGCAGGAAGCTAAAGCTATTATTGAAGCTAGAAAAGTTAGAGATGATTACTCATCAAAGCTACAAGCAATAGAACAATTCTTAAATGGACAAAATGACAATCCAGCAGAATTAGTAGCAATGAAAGAGAACGACCCAGTAGGATATGCAGTTAAGGTCGCAGAAATGACCGAAAAAAAAGAACAATTACAAACTATACAAGCTGAAAGAGCTCGTCTTGCTCAAGAGCAACAAACGGAATCTCAAGCACAAATGCAAAAGTTTGTAGAACAGGAACAAATTAAACTAGCAGAATCCTTACCAGAGTTTTCAGACAAAACGAAAGGCGAACAAGTCAGAAACGACATTCGTAGCTACGGAAAAAAGGTTGGTTTCACAGACGAGGAATTATCACAAGTCTATGACTCTCGCCATGTATTGGTATTACATAAAGCAGCACAGTACGACAAATTAATGGCAGGTAAAGCTGGTGTTAAGAAAAAAGTCGCTAAAGCACCAAAGACTGTAAAGTCTGGAGCTAAAGTAAAGCAGAATGTAACCGATATACAGAAAAAACAAATGAAACGGCTACAGCAAACTGGTTCAGCCAGAGATGCAGCAGCTATTTTTGAAAACTTTATTTAAGGAAAAACAATGGCAGAATTTAGAACTTATACAGCGATTGGTCAAAGAGAAGATTTAAGCAATACTATCTTCAACATTGCACCAACAGAAACACCAGTAGTTTCATCTATTGGTAAAACAAAAGCAACAGCAACATACCACGAATGGCAAACTGATACATTAGCAGCAGCTAGTGCAGGTGGTCTTGTAGAGGGTGCTGATGCTTCAGGTGCTTCTGATACTCCTACAGTTCGTGTAGGTAACAGAACACAAATTCAAGGTAAAACAGTACATATTTCTGGTACTCTTGATGCAGTTGATAAAGCAGGTCGTAAGACAGAAACAGCTTATCAATTAGCTAAAGCAGGACAAGAGCTAAAACGAGATATGGAAAAAACCATTCTTGGTAATGTAGCTCAAAGTGCAGGTAATGCTTCAACAGCAAGATTACTTGGTTCTATCCAAACATGGTTATTAACTAACTATGTCACAGAAGCTACAGCAGGTTCTCCAGCAGGTCCTGTAGGTGGTAACGGAACTGCTACTCGTACTAAAGGAACTCCTTTAGCTTTTGGCGAAGATAAACTAAAAGAATGTGTTAAAAAAGTTTTTGAACAAGGTGGTAACCCAACTTTATTGGTTGTTCCACCTACACAAAAACAAGCAGTATCAGGATTTGCAGGTATTGCAGCACAGCGTTACATGGCTCCATCAGATAAGCAAACTACTATTGTAGGTGCTGCTGATGTTTATATGTCAGACTTTGGTACTTTATCTGTTGTACCTGACAGATTTATGACTCCAGACACAGGAGCTGGTACAGGTGAACAAGCTCTAGTGCTTGACCCAACTATGGCATCTATTGCTACACTACGACCATTTGAGTCAAATCTTTTGGCTAAATCTGGTGATAGTGAGAAACATCAAATGCTTACAGAGTACACTCTGCAAGTATCTAACGAGAAAGCACATGGTATCGTTGCTGACTTATTAGTAGCTTAATACTAATTGATATATGCCCACTTCGGTGGGCAGTATCATAAGGATTGATATGGGAAAATATAACGACCAATTAAAAAACAAACAATTTAGAAAAGCAAAAAAACACGACACAGACAATGGTTCTGTTATAGAGGTTGCACAAGATGTAACTGATATTGTAGAAAAAAACAAACAAGAATATAACCAAGCTAGTACATCTTGGGGTAATGAGATATTTGATAATAAGATAGCATCCATTCCTATGACTGTTATTGATAAATTAAACCAAAAAGGCATCATGAGAGGATTTCATGTATTAGACCAAAAGAAGTTTAAAGAATGGTTAAACGACCCAGACAATAGATTTTTTAGAACAAAACAGGGCAGAATCTAAATGGCATTTTTTACAGATTACACAACGCTACAAGCGACTATAGCTGATTATTTAGCTCGTTCTGATTTAACAACCCAGATACCAGAGTTTATAAGATTAGCTGAAGATAGACTTGTCAGAGACTTACGCATAAGACAATTAATTAAAGTTGCTGTTGCATCTACTACAGCAGGTGATGCTACTGTATCTTTGCCTTCTGATTTTGTAGCTATGAAAGATTTACACTTACAAGGTAATCCACCACAGACAATTAAGTTTTTGTCTACAAGTAATTTCTTTAGAAATGCTCATTCATCTACTTCTGGATTACCTAATCGCTATACACTATTGGGTGCAGAGTTTCAATTTGCTCCAATTCCTGATGGTGTTTACACGCTTCAAATGGTTTACTTTCATCAACCAGATTATTTAAGCGATACTAATTCATCTAACCTTTGGTTAGCTAACACACCTGATTTATTACTTTACGCAGCACTAGGTGAAGCTGAACCATATTTGATGAATGATGAAAGACTTGCAACATGGGCAAGTATGTATGATAGAGGAGTTACAGCTTTACGCAAAAGTGATGACGAATCTGAATACCCTGCTCAACCACTTACTATAACTAACTCAACGAGGTAAATTATTATGGCTGAAATGTCGGATTATTTAGAAGTCAAACTTCTTAACTTAACACTTAATGGAACTGCTTTTACAGCAGTAAACAATCCATATGTATCATTACACACAGCAAACCCAACAGATGCTGGAACTGGAACAGAAGTTTCTGGTGGCTCTTACGCTAGGACTGCTTCTTCTTTTGCTACTGCTTCAGGCACATCAGGTTTGGTTGCTTCAGATGCAGATATAACTTTTCCAACAGCTACAGGTACATGGGGTGTAGTTGGATGGATAGGATTATGGGATGCTTCTACTGGTGGCAATATGTTATATCACACAGCACTAGATGCTACTAAAACTGTTGATGCAGGTGATATATTTAAAATAACTACAGGCAATTTAACTGTAGCATTAGCATAAGGATAAATCATGGCTCTTATTGTAAAAGATAGAGTAAAAGAAACCACTACGACAACAGGTACAGGCACAGTCACATTAGCTGGAGCAAGTGCAGGTTTTCAATCTTTTGCTGCTATAGGTAATGCAAATACAACTTACTACGCTATTAAAAGTGGTAACAATTACGAAGTAGGTTTGGGAACTTATACAGCTTCAGGCACAACTTTGTCTAGGGATACTGTATTAGAATCTAGCAATAGTGGCAGTAAAATTACTTTAGCTGGTACAAGTGATGTCTTTTGTACTTATCCTGCTGAAAAAGCTGTAGTTCAAGATAGTACCAATACAGGTAACGCACCACAATTAGGTGCAACCAATGGTATGTTTATAAATAATTCAACAATAGGAACTAACTACACAGTGCCTACAGGTTACAACGCAATGTCAGTATCACCTGTAACTGTTGCTAGTGGAATAACAGTCACTGTTCCTACTGGACAAAGATGGGTGGTATTATAATATGGCTACAATAATTAATGCAGATACAAGTAACGGATTAAAGCTAACTTCTGATACAAGTGGTGATTTAGAACTGCAATCAGGTGGTACTACAAAAGCTAAAATAACATCTAGTGGATTACAAAATGCAAGTGGTAGTGCTATTACTTCACAAGCAGGTAAAAATAAAATTATTAATGGTGATATGAGGATTGACCAAAGAAATGGTGGTGCTAGTAATACTCTTGTAGGCACAAGCACAAGTCATTCAACCAGTGCTATGATGACAGATAGATGGCAACTTTTTTTACATGGAATTACTAATGCTCAAACTTATCAACAAGTAACAGATGCTCCAGCAGGATTTTCACATTCTTTAAAAATTACAAATAACTCAACAACACAATCAGTAGGTGCAGGTAATGCTCTTACTCCAAGACAAAAAATAGAAGGACTTAATACTGCTCATTTAAATTGGGGTACTTCAGATGCAAAAACAATAACTATATCTTTTTGGGTAAAAGCATCTGTTACAGGAACATACCCTGTGTCAATAAGTAATAATGCTTTTGATAGAGCTTATGTATCAACCTATACTGTTTCTTCTGCTAATACATGGGAAAAGAAAACTGTAACTATTGCAGGTGATACATCAGGAACTTGGCTAACAAGTAATTCATTGGGCATTAATGTAATGTTTGGTTTAGATGCAGGAACAAATTTTGATACAACAGCAAATGAATGGGTAGCAGGTAGTAAAAGGTCTATTTCTTCTAATGTACATTTTGTAGCTAACGCATCAGCAACATGGCAAATTACAGGAGTTCAACTAGAAGAAGGAACATCTGCAACACCATTTGAACATTTACAATACGGACAACAAATGCAACTGTGTCAAAGATATTTTTATAGTATAGGTGGTACAGCTGCTTATGAATTTATGACTCATGGAATGTATGTTGGAACAACAAATCCGTTATTAAGAGCAGAACTGCCAGTAAAAATGAGGGCAGCTCCATCATTAGGTTCAACAGGTACTTTTTTAGCTAAAGCAGGAAATAGTAATTTAGCTTGTGCATCTTTTTCTGTTGACCAATCAGCAACACAAACATTTAGTTTTTCAGCTACTATTAGTGGTGGTACATCAACAATAGGTTATGCAACTTTAATGTTTGCTAATAATAGTACAGCTACAAGACTTACTTTTAGTGCGGAGTTATAATTATGAAATATAAATTAGTAAAAAGTGTTATATCAAATAAAATCGTTGGGGTAAATAAAACAGTAGAGCTTGAGGATGGTGAAACTTCTACTATATCAATACCTTTTGATGAAGCAAACACAGACTATCAAGCGTATATAGAATGGACTAAAGCAAGTCCTATGAATGTAGCAGAGGAGACAGAATAATGGCTGATATAGTATTAACAGGAAACACCTCTGGAGCTATTACAGTTGCAGCACCAGCAGTAGCTGGAACTAATACACTAACATTACCTGCAACAACAGGAACAATACTAGATACAAATAGTAGTCTTTCTGCTCCAAATTTATCAGGTGATATTCCCATAGCTTCTTTTCCTACAGGTACTATTTTACAAGTAGTAACTGTTCAACCAGATACAGGGTTAGTTACTTTTACATCAACATCTTTTGCAGAAGTAGATTCTGATTTAAGAGTTGCAATAACACCTAAAGCATCAGATAGCACACTAATAGTTACTTGTAATTATCTTTTTGGTGGTAATAATGGAACTCAAATGGTTGCAATGAAACTATATGATATTACAAATAGTACAAATGTTAATACTTCTGCTTTAGGAAGTAAACAACAATGTAATTCTTCAGTAAGAGATATGAGCTATGATGTAAATGATGGGGTTCAAATGCAACTACAAGCACAAACAACTTCTGGTTCAACTGTTGCTAGAACTTATGGTATGTATGCAAAATTAGAAGCAGCAGCAACAAGATACTTTTTTGCTAACTTTAGCGATACAGGTGCATTAGGTTATGCAAAACCATCAATAACAGTTATGGAGGTAGCAGCATAATGAAAGCTATACATACACTATATCCTGAAACAGCAAAATCTAAAGTTAAAAGTGATACTGAAATGTATGCTTGGGATAAAGAGGGAAAAGAAATTGAATTAGATTTAGATGCTATTAATAACTGGGTAGACCCTGAAGAATACAAATATAAAAGACAACAAGAATACAAACCATTAGCTGAACAACTAGATATGCAATACCATGATGTACAAGATGGGACAGAGACATGGCTTGACCATATAAAAGAAGTCAAAGCTAAATACCCAAAGGGAGATAGGTAATGGCTTATAAACTAGATGATAAAACACTTTGTGTTGGACAAGCATTTTCAATTGGTGGTAACAACTATCCTAAAAATTGGTTGCAGCTATCAACACAAGAAGATAGAGATGCACTAGGTATTACATGGGAAGATGAACCTGTAAGAGCTGATGACAGATACTACTGGAATGGTGAACTAGATAACCCTAAAACAATGGAAGATGTAGATGCTGTAGATAAAGATGGCAATCAGGTATATGTTCAAACATATGATTCAAAAACAAAATCTATGGTAAATACAGATGAAAAATTAGTAACACATGGTTTAAAATATCAAATGACAAACCAAGTAAATCAAACAGCAGGTTCTATACTTGCACAAACTGATTGGTATGTAACTAGAAAAACAGAAAGAGATGTAGCCATTCCTAAAGATGTTGTTGCCAAAAGAGCTCATGTAGTTGCTGAATCTAATAGACTAGAAACAGCTATTGCAGGTGCTAAAAATGTAGAAGAATTAATTACAGTAATGAATGAACAGAACTGGGAGAATAAATAATGGCATTATCAATTAACGGAAACGGAACATTAAGTGGGGAAAATGTAACTAACTCACTTAATCTACAAGTCAATGGTCAAGGATTTTCTCCTACGCTAACACTTACTGATGCAGCTACTATTAATTGGGACACAGATTCTGGACAGGTAGCAAAAGTTACATTAGCAGGAAACAGAACTGTTGCTGCACCAACTAATTTAGAAGATGGTGCTTTTTACAGCATACAAGTTACACAAGATGGTACAGGGTCAAGAACTTTAGCATGGAACGCTATATTTAAATGGAACGCAGCAACTGCTCCTACCTTATCTACAGTAGCTAATGCAGTTGACTTCTTTAACTTCAGGTCTGATGGGACAAATCTCTACGAGCAAGGTCAAACTCTAGGAGTTTCATAATGCCATTATTAGTCGGAGCAGCATCTAACAGTGCTACTGGTTATACCCTAGACAACAGCTTACGCTTTCGTTCGTCTGCTAGTGCTTATTTAAGTAGAACTCCATCTAGTGATGGTAACAAAAAAACATGGACATTTAGTTGCTGGACAAAACGAGGAGCATTAACAGGTTCACAAGTTATTTTTGGTGCAGCTAATAGTGCCAATAGTCAATTTGTAGATGTA